GAGCCAACGCTTGGAGCGGCGCCGCCCGCACCGCCACGCCCACCGCCACCGAACATGCAGCTTGCACCACCTCCGCCGCTGCCATTCCCGGTGCCGGCAGAGCCACCGCCGCCGACGCCGGCGCCGATGGCGCCTGCCGCAGCATTGGTACCGCCCGCACCGCCCCCGTTGCCGCCTTGATACCAGGGATTTAACATCGAGGCGTTGGCGCCAGCGCCGCCATTGCCGGGGGGGCCGCCAGCGCCACCGACACCACCCACGGTCGAACTGACCGGAGCGACGCCGGCAAAGCCACCGATAAGCTGGAAAGTATTCGCCGCTCCCGCGAGGTTCGCGCCACCCAGCGTGGTTGTTCCGCCGGGTGTCGAGAGGGCGCCCCCAACAATGCCGCCAACACCACCGGTGCCTATGATGATCGTCAGCGTGCTCTGAGGAACCAGCACGATCGGGTATCCGGTATAGGACGCGCCAGACCCCCCGCCGCCGCCGCCCGATGCTTGTGTGGCGCTTTGCCACCCAGCAGCACCGCCGCCACCGGCGCCACAGCCATCCAACAACGCGCCGGTCACGTAGGGTGGGACGAGGAACGTATAGGTGCCGGCAGCGATGAACTCGACATAGCGGACGCCGGTTTGCGGATAGGCGATCGGCATCCGCTACCACTCCTTGGCGACGAACTGCGCGCCGGTGGCGTCACCGATGATCGACACAGCAGTGACCGACGCTCCGTTGCTCTCGCTTTCATAGTAGGCACCGGGCGGCAGATAGGTACTGCTGTTCGCCGCCGGATCAGCGCTGCCGCCGAGGTCGTTGAACCACAGATTGGCGGTCGATTTGTTCTGCAACGACCAGCCGCGCCGCGCAGTGTTCGCGGCCATGAGTTGTTGCGCCTGACCACCCAGCGTGATCGCGCCGGAGCGGTCGTTCTTGGTGATACCGAACATGAAATCCCCGCCGAGTCCCTGATTGTTCGCCGTCACCCATTGCGTCGAGTTGCCGTCGTAGTAGCCGACGTAAAGCTGCAGCCCGACGCTATCGAACCACAGCAGGCCGCTCTGGATCGCCGGCGGCGTATCAGCAACGACCGTCGCACTTCCGCCGCCGCCACTGCCAGGCGGACCCTGTGGCCCAGCGGGGCCTTGCGGACCCATCGGCCCAGGCGGACCTGGCGGCCCCACCCACCGCTCGGGATCAGGCGGCCCCGTGTCCGTTCCTGGGTAGTCCGAATAACGTAACTTGTACTCCATCAGAAATACGTCCCCACCACGGTCTGTCCGCTGGTCGGCAGCGCCACGTATCGGAAGATCGAGAGCATCGCCTCGGCGGTGTCCTTCGCGTCGGTGTCCATGCCGAACAGCGGCGCCAACGCATCGGCCGCCAGCGTGGCGTAGGGATCACTCAGCGGGTCTGGGATATCGAACACTGTCCAGCGTGCGATGCCGCGCATGACGAGGTCGTTGTGGACGCTCTGCACCGCTTGCTGGGCGTTGTCGTCGGCACTGAGCACCATGGCGCCCTTGCGAACGCGCCCTTCCAGCAGCGCCACCACGGCTGGATCTATGGCCTTGCCGAAGCTCGACGCCGCATAGGCTGCCGCGAGCTTGGTGTACTCCTCGGCGAAGGCGCGCGGCATGGCGGTGCTGTCCCACCACACCACACCCTGCGCATCGAGCGATGCATGCACCGAGGCCACCTTGTCGAGCATCAGCGCCTGGTCGGACGGCGACGGCGTTTCGTCGGACGCAATCACGCCCAGTTCCACCAGCGCCGCGGTGGCGAGCGTCGCGGCGGGTACCATCTCGGTAAGCGTAGGCGAGTCATCGAGCGGGACGACGCGCACGCCGAGCCGACGCAGCGCGACCTGAGCAATCGTCCCGACCGATACCGTCATGTCACGACGTGTGCGTTGCTGGGCGGCGCTGCCGTCGAGCCAGCGGCGTTGGTGGCCGTGACCACGCACGTCGCGCTCTTGCCGACATCACCGGCCTGCACTTCGTACGTCGCGGCATCGCTGCCCGCCGCCACGTCATCGAGCTTCCACGCATAGGCGTAGGACGTTGGCTCGCCGCCCCACGTCCCCATCGTGCAGTTGAGCGTCGTGCCGGTCTGCGTCACGGCGGGAACCGTGGTGTTGGTCGGCGCTCCCGGCGTTGCCGCGCCACCAGGCGGCGTCTCGGGATCGGTGGCCTCGCCGCTCGGATCGTGCGGGTTCAACCCCATCTCAATGTAGCCGGCATCGCGTAGCAGGGTGTTCTCGGCGATCGTCGGATACACACCGACCGCACCGGCGCGTGCCGCACTATCGACCGGCAGCACCACCTGCGCACCGAGCGTGCCGGCGATATCCTCCGGCGTTGGCGGTGGAATGTCGGCCGCCTTGGCGCCAGCCAGCACCGAAGGCGAGACGGCGGGGAAACGCCGACCACCCGGCGGCGCTGGCGGCGGCGTAGACCTGGGCGGCGGCGGTGCGTGCTGTGCGTGCTCACGCCGACCGGCGTGGGTCTCGTGTTTGTCGCTTGCCATATCGGGCTCCTTATGCGTCGGCCGGCGAGGACGACCAGATCACGAACGACCCGTTATCGACGGGTTTCGTCGTGTCCACGGTCGGATCGGTGCCGAAGCGAAGCTTCTGCACACCGCGGATTTCTTCCACGCCGACGCCCTGGAAGAAGCCATAATCACGAGTGTTGGTGATAACTTTCGTCCGCTGCGCCCACGCAATGCCAATGGCCTGCGCGCCGCAGAGATACGACGCCGCGGCATCGCTGCCAGCAGTGCCGACACCGGCGAGCACTGGCAACTCGGGGATTTCACGGATGATCATTCCGTCGTAGATGATGTCCCCAGCGGTAAACAGCGGATTGTCCGACCCACGGTTCCAGGCATATTGCAGAGCGTTGATGATGACGGGGTCCAACATCAGATCGCGGAAGCAGAGGGACGGCACAAACACCACGTACCATTCCTCGTCGTTGTTGATCCTGATCGGCCGGATCTTGGGCGTTGCGGTGCGCGCCATGCGCTTGGCGAGCGTGAGTTGCGCGGCGTTCATCTTGTCCGCCGTGGTATCCACGGTGAGCAGCGCCGTCGCATAGACGCCGGACACCGCGTTGCTCTTGGACGCGCCGAACAGCACGCGATCGGCGTTGTTGACGAGCCAGGTATTGCGCTGCGCAGCCGATGCCGCCGCGTAGGACAGCGACACGTTGCCATCCGCAGTGATCGAGCCAAGTGCGGTGATGATGTCTGTGCGGAGCTTGTTCGCCGCCCAGTTCTTCAGCACCGAGCGGCCGGCCTGCAATAGGTCGATGACGGATTTCTGCTCGTCCCAGTCGGACACCGCCACCGCGTGGCGTAGCACGCTCACGGTGACGTTCAGGCTGCGGGCGTTAAGGATTTCCTCATTGCCCTCGAGCACCGTGTTGCCGGTAACGCCAGCGCCCACCAGGTTTCGGACGGTGGGGAACACGACGGTATCGCCGGGTTTGCGCGTGAGATCCGTCTGAAGCTGGATCATCGCGTCCATGCTCGTACCGAAGTACGGCGTGAACTGGTTTTCACGGAGATATTCGACCCAGAAGTCACTGCTCCATTGGATCGGTGTCAGGCCCGGTCTTGCCGGGGTAGCAATCATGTCGGCCACAGCCGAGCACTCCTATGCTGATCTTTCTCCTTTCGATTTGATCGCGCCCGTTAAATGCTCGGCGGCAGCCACTGCGCCCTTTTTCGGTAGGCGGCACCTGGGTCGGCACTTGCGCCCGGTAGAACCCCGGCGGCGGGTAGGCACGTCAGAACCGGCGGAACTGCCCGTTCTGCGAACGACGATTCTGCACCGGCGCTAACACCTCTTCGAGGCTCGGCTCGCCGGTCCATGTACTTGCGGTGCGTCCAGCGACGCTGCGCGCGGTGGCGAGCGACGGCTGCATCCCTGCGGCGGGTGATACCAGGGGCGGCTGCGGCTTCGCTGCCTGTTCTTGCTCCCACTTCGCCCGCGCCTCGGCCTCGATGCGTGCGCGATACGCGGACGGGTCGTCACCCACCTCACGCAGATGCCGCAGCCGGTCCACCTCGCGCGTCATCCACGCATACGGGTTGGTCTGGCTGTAGAGCTTGCCGAACAGCGTCTGATCGCGCTGGGCGAGCTGCTTGAACTCGTTCACGTACTCGTTGAGCTTCTCGTCGCCGATCTTCTCGCGTAGCCGTTCCTCGGAGTTGTTCAGCCGCTCGTTGAGCAGCACCTGCTGCAACCGCGCGGTGAAGCCGACGGGATCTTGCGCCGGGTCGATCGGCGCCAGCGGCGGCATCTGCTCGGGCTGCGGCTGACGCGCCTGCTCCTGCTGGGCTTTGTAGGCTGCGAGCTCACCCTCGAGGCGCGCCGCCTTTTCTTTCCAGTCCTGCCTCTTCCGCCGCTCGTCCTCGTAGGCACGGCGCGGGATGACCGGCTCGCCGTCGAGCGCTTGCGGCGGCTCTGCGTCGTCCTCAGGCGGCTTGGGCTCTGGCTGGCCCTTTGCCTCGGCCTTCGGCTCAGGCGCCTCCTGGCGTGGCTCTGGGGCCTCGCGCGGGGCGGGTTCCGGGGTTGCCGCCTGCGTCTCGGACGCAAGGAAGCTGTCGAGTGCTTCGTTAGCCATAGTCGTGTCCTTGGATTAGGCCGGCTGTCCCGGCCGTGGGATCGGCGTCTGTGCGAGCCGATTGGTCGTCACCATCGTCTGGTGCGTGTTGGCGATCTCGCCCACGGTCTGGTGCGGGATCTGCGCCGCCTTCGCCGCGGTCAACGCCGCCTGCGCCTGCGTGTTGCGGATGTCAGCGGCCTTCTTGTGCAAATCCACCAGGTGGTGCGCGAGCGCCATCTCCGACGTCATCTGCTCGGGATCGGACGGCTGCATGCCCTGCACGCCCGGCGGGTTGTCCGGCGCCACATTCGGCTGGCCATAGGGCGGCGCACTGAAGTCGGCATGAATGCCGTGCACCTTGGCCGCCGCGTTGACCTTGCGCTCCTGCGCCAACGCGAAGTCGGAGGCGGCCTTAGCTTGTTTGCTTTGGATGTCAGCTTGTGCATGTTGCTGCGCAAGCTGGCCCGCTTGCTGCTGTACCTGCCCTTGCTGCTGCTGATGAGCCTGCATCCGCTGGAGCAGTTGTTCTTTGTCTTGCAGCCCAGAGGCAGCGATCAGAACATCCCCAGGAATAAGCCCAGGTTGCATACCAGCTAGTTGCACTAGTGTCGCAAATTGTTCTTGCTGGAGACTCGGGATGTCGATCCCTTCCTCGATCGTTATGTCCACATCGAGGTCGGTAATGTCGTTCTCTATCCCCACCACCTGCTGCAACCGAGGATCGTCGGGCTGCAACTGCATGCGCTGCATCATCTGCATCCGCATCTGCTCAGGCATCGCCGCGAGGCGGTCCATCACCCGGATCGGGCGGTTGATGCCCACCCACGTCGTGCCGTTGAGCTCGTCGGTGAGCCTCACCCACTTGCCGCCGGACCAGTATTCGCTCGCGGCCATCCAGCAGCTTTCGTAGACCCGGCGTGACCAGTAGCGCAGCGCGTCGGCCAACGGCTCGTTCTGCGCCGCACCGCCCGCCTGCTGGGCCAGGATCGCCCGCCCGCTGAGTTCGCGCGGATCGGTGCCCGACATCGCCGCGTTCGGCCCCGATAGCTGCATTTCCGCTGTCGCGTGTTGCAGCAACTGGAACTGCCCGGACGCCAGATCCGCGCTCTGCTCGATCTCGAACTTGAACCCCGGCATCACCTCGATGTAACCGTCCGGCTTGGCCACCTCGCGGCGGGCCTTGTCCACGTCCTGCACCGCGCCCTGCTCGGCCACCACCTGGCGCACCGACAGCAGGTGCAGCGCCTTGGAGCGCCGCTTGTTGATCTCGTCCTGCAACGAAATGAGCCCACGCACCATGCCGTAGCGCTGGTTCTCGCGGTTGATATACGCCGACTGCAACAGCAG